CGTAGCCTGCTCAAGTAGGTGACGTTGGTTAGCTCGGGTTTTCTTGTCCCTCACGTACTCTTCGTCAACAGGCTCACCTTCATGCGGGTTTGGAATCAGAAACTCCGCAAACTCGGCCATATAACCGGCCAACGTCGGGGGGACGGGCTCCTCAAACTGCTTGTCCTGAAAAGCTTCCACGCGTCCCTCAATGCAGCGGCTGTCCGAAGACAAGCTCGCCGCAAACGCATAGCAGGGCCCGATCAACGGGGACCCAAATCCTGCTAGCGGCACGGGCGCGTCGTAGTCATGTTTTCCGAAATAAATCGGCACCATAGACTCCGTCGGAGGGTAAACCACAGGAGGACTGTGGGGTATCACGCTACGCAGATAGCTCGTGATAATGGCAGCGTGGCCAGGAGGCAAACGCTCGGTCGGAAGACCAGTCGCTGAACTGGGAGCAATATTGCTGGCCACGGTGGATGGAGCAACCACCTGCTTAGCCACTGTCGCAACAGCTCTCACAGCGTCCAGCTGTGCCATGGGCAACGTCACCGCTTCGTGGTTTCCCAAGATAGCCACGGAGCGGCTCATACCTTGTGGCGTCATCACATCCAAGACAACGTGATTATCCGCCACCGGCATAAGTCTCTTCAACTGCTTCCCCTCGATCACAAGAGAAGTCGGCACAATTGAAGGCATCTCGTACTTCCCAATCAAGGAGAGAAGCACAAGGCAATGGTGGTCGTCCAACTTCTTACGATCAATGTGGTATGCACACACCACTTTCGTCAAAAGCCCAACGTCTTCCACCAGAATAGTATCCCCAGCATAGTCCCAAACAAAATGCCTGTACTCAGCGCCACCAGACACCTGGTAAAGCACTTTTCCATCCGCAAGAAAGCGGAAAGAATACTCCCCAACGCTGCATCCCGCAGCCGTCGGCTGAAAAGCCGAGACCAAATAGGTCCCGGGGTGCCGCGCCAAAAGCTGCGGCATGTCGATGTAATAATCCACATCGACCAGCACGGCTGCCTGACCAGTGCTATCGAGATGGAACTCACGCGGGGGCACCGCCAAGTCCTTCGCCCAGTGAAACGAGCGATCACCATCCCGACCTTTGCGCACGTCAGCCAATGACATCTGCACAAAATAGGGCTCCAAGCCCAGAGCCTGAGCGACCGCAGCGCCAGTAGCGGCGCCTGCGTTGCGGTCTGCCGCAGAGACCCCATGAGTATGGTTCTTCTGCGGAATGCTTCGCACGACCGGATGGTCCACGAAGACTTGTCTCTGCTGGCTCGAGCTCAACGGGCCAGCAGTAAGGGTGCGCATAACAAAACGAGTCGTCCATGCAGCACCAACGGGCGATCCCCACCTTCCGATGAGGTGCTTGGCCACAGCATACGCCACGGAAACGGCCAGGTAGGCTAGTCCGCGTTTCCACGTGACTTGCAAGCC